AACGACTTTGATTCTGACGAACTTTACGAAGACGCGATGGACAAGTGGGAGGACGAAAAGACAACTGCAACATTCCAAACGCTTGAGACAAAGCGGGACGTGACAGCTCGGCAGCAACAGCAACGCCAAGTATTGACAGACGCCGTGGACGCTCATTACGAGAGAGCACAAGAGTTGGTAACAAAGCACAAAATCAACCCAGAAGTATACCAGAAGGCAGATGCAACAGTCAGGCAATCGATTGAAGCTGTAGCTCCTGGTCAGGGTGAGGTGATTGTTAACCAGCTTATCTCTCTTGTCGGTGAAGGGTCAGAGAAGGTCATGTATCATCTAGGGGTGAACAAGGCGGCTCTTAACGAGTTACGCGCTATTCTCCAAGACGATCCATCAGGACTGAAAGCAGCGGCGTTTATCGGACAGAAAAAAGCGGAAATCACCGGACCAAAACATAAACTAACGTCAGCACCCAAACCAGCAGCGCAGCTCAAAGGCGAGACAGTGAAAGCGTCAGCATCGAAGAAGGCTTACGACAAAGCCCACAAGGAAGGCCGTGGACAGGATGCTTTCAACATCAAGGCAGAGGCCCGTAAAGCTGGAGCAGACACAAAGGGGTGGGTGTGAGGCATAAAGTAACGGAGAAAGATAATGGGTGAATTAACAGCAGGTAAAATCGCAGAAGTAATGTTCGACAATATGGTCGAGACGTTTGAAGAGCAGACGTTGATGCTCAATCTCGTTGACGCTGACCCGTCAGACGGCGAAAGGTTGCAGAACGCAGGGAACACGATTCATTACCCTGTCCAGCAGCACCGTCCGATTCTCAAGGGTTTCGATATGACCGGCAAAGCTACGGGCATCATCGAAGAGACATACCCGATTTCGCTCTCAGAACCGAGCAACGATTTTATTTCGCAGCGTATTGACAGTATGCGTGACCAGCGTTTCTGGGAGCGTGCCGGGGTTCAGTCTGGTATGCAGCAAGCAACAGACCTGAATAGTGCCGTTGCTGAACTGGTTGCCGACACAGGTTCTCTCTACGTCCGGTCTGATGTAACGAGTGGTTTTGACTTTGTCTCCTTGGCAGACACCCTGCTTGTCGAGCGACAAGTATATCGTACAATGGGTGCGAACTTCCTGTTTAATCCGAGAGACAGCAACACCTTTGCAAGCGACCTCGCAGGACGTGAAACACTTAAAGGGCGTCCAGCCGATACGTGGTTGACAGGTCAAATCGGCTCTAACGTATCCGAAATGGACGTTTTCCGAGGTTCGTTCCTTGAGCCTCTGGCCGGTGCAGCAAACGTTGGCACAACCACAACCGCTGATGTAAGCGAAAAGCCTGAAGGTGGAACGGTTGATCCTGTTACCAAGGAAGTCATCAACGTCGATTACCGGCGCGGTTCTTTCCCTGTCACCTCAAGCGCAGACTTCACTGTAGGCGACTTTGTGACAGCCGGTGCTGTTGAAGCAATCGGCCTTGCGAGTAAGAACTCTTCTGGCGAGTTGATGACGTTCAAGATTGTCGCTATTCCTGACGCGACCACCATCGAGGTCTTCCCTAAGCCTATTGCTTTGGATGACCCAGCATTGTCAACTCTGGAGAAAGCGTATGCAAACATTGATACGCAGATTCTGAGTGGAGCCGCAATTTCCCGCATCAACATCACAACCACAAAAACCAACCTGTTCTGGTGTAAAGATTCGATCCAGTTGATTGGTGCAGAAGCTCCATGGGCAATGATGAGCGAGAACGGTGGTAAGAAAGTGTTGAGCAAGTCCCTGACCTCTGGCGTCACAATCTACATGATTTATGACTCAGACATCACGACTGCCGAGTTCACCTACCGTTGTTTCGTATGGTATGGCCTCGCAAACCGTAACCCGATGGCAAACGGAACAGCAGTTACTTTCTAACCCTAATCACAGGGGGGTGTTAACGCATCCCCCTTTATAGAGAGGAATTATGTCAAGAATTTTCCAACATGGCTCAAGTGTGTTTTTCCATCAGCGGGATGACGATAATACCAACGACCTAGCAACAACGGTTGCAGCAGATGTGCTGGTTATCCCTGTCTCTCATGGTTATGTTGCCAAAACAACCGGTGCTGATGCAGAAGCCCTGACACTGGCTAACGGATCTCCCGGTCAAGTACTGGTTGTCAACATAGCGACTGCAGGTGGTGGTGATGGTACGCTGACACCAGCAACATCAACTGGCTTTGCAACCATCGTTCTAGCCCTCGCTGGCGATCAAGCTGTACTTATGTACGTCAATGACAGCATCGGGTGGATACTCATGAGCGTGAGTGGAACCGCCGTTGCATTGTCGCCTCTTTACACTGTTTAACCGTAACACGCGGGGCTGGGGTGGTTGTTAGGCCACTCCCGCCTCGCACCAAAGGAGTTGCAAATGGGTGTAGCACTTTACCGAAAAGGCGGTTCTCACACAATCCGTGGTGTGAAATGCGAAATGAAGGTGGTTAAAGTTCGTGAGATGAAAAACTGCATTGACACAGGGTGGCACACTAGCCCGTTAGATATCGAGAAGCCAACGTTTAAAGAAGCCGACACAAACAACACGGGGAAGTTGAGCATTCCAGAACTTCGAGCCGCTGCCAAGGAAGCCAAGATTCGCAACTGGCACAACAAGAAGCCTGAAACTCTTAAAAAGGAACTAGGCTATGTCTAGCATTCTCAAGGGCGACATAATCAATCTGGCTTACTCGAAAGGCCGTATCTCTGGTCTTACTGCTCAACCTACACCAGAAGATATTAACCTTGCCCTTGTTGAGCTTGAAGGTATGTTGGCACAGTATCATCGAAAAACCATTTGCCTGGGTTATAAATTTGAGGACGACCCAGACGTTAATGCTCCGAGCGGGTTGACGGTTGACGTTCGCAGTCCAGTTGCTGCAAGCCTTGCAGTTGTACTCCTGAACCACTTTGGCAAAGTACCATCACCTGAGTTGAAAGCAGAGCAGATGGGTGGGTTTTCTTATCTTTCGTCAGTTACATCACAAGTAAAACCAATTAGACCCCCAAGCCGTCAGCCTATCGGGAGCGGCAACAGTCGGTTTTTCGAGCAGTGGAACAGGTACTATCAGACACAAGCAGAAGCCCCTATTTCATGCGATGTCAATAAGATGGCTATCGGTGACATTCAGGACTTTGTGGAACACTTTGACGCCTACCTGACGACTGGTGAAGACATCACATCTCACACGCTAGAAGCAGAGACCGGTCTTGCGATCACCACGCAGTCTCTAGAATCCCCAGACATCAATTATCGCGTGAGAGCTGACGGAACAAACAACGAAACAGACACCAACGTCTTACAGGTTAAGATTGTAGCGACCACCACCACAGGCCGAATCACCACAAGACGGATTATCTTTGAACTTACCAAGGTTGAAATTCAATGATAACACCAGTTCCTCTTATAAAAGGCGACAGAGTAGACATTGACACAGACTACCGTGATGCTCTGCCTGTCAATATGTATGCCGTCACAAGGCCGATACTAGGCGCTGACGGGTATATGCTGTGCTATCCAGGGCTGACTAAGCTTGCAGATAGTTCAGGCATTGACAGAGGCGCTAACTACAACGAGCGGTTTGCTAATCTGTTCAGAGTTTCTGGCACGGATCTTGTTGAGCTGAACACGAATGGAACGACAACGGTATTGGGAACTATTCCAGGCACTCTCCAAGCGGCAATGCCTTACAGCTTTAACACCCAGGCTATCATCGCTGATGGTGACATGTTCCTGTATGATCCGACAGATGGATTCCAAGAGATTACCGACCCAGACTTAGGTGATCCTATTGATGGTGTCTGGGTAGATGGTTACTATTTCCTGACAGATGGGGAGTTTATCTATCACACAGATATCACCGACGAATCAAGCATTGATCCTCTGAAGTTCGCAACAGCAGAGTTCATGCCTGACAAGTCCCTTGGTGTTGGCAAAACTCAAGACAATAAAGTTATTGTTTTTGGTAGATACACGCTTGAATACTTCATCAACGCAGCGACAGAGAACTTTGCTTTCCAGCGAGTCGAAACAAGAGCGCAGAAGATTGGAATAGTCGCAACTCATGCTAAATGTGAGTCAGGTGGCAAGTGGTACATCACCGGAGGGCGCAAAGAAGATGCTGTCTCTGTTCACATTGTAACCCTTGGCAAGTCGGAAAAGGTCTCAACGAGAGAAGTTGATAAGATCCTCGCTAAGTATTCAGAGCCAGCACTTGCAGACATGCGAATGGAGAGCAGGACTGAAGACGATGTAACTTTCATTCTGGTGCATCTCCCTAACGAGACTCTGTGTTTTAATGAGACAGTAGCAAAGAGCTTCGGGAAGGATACGGCGTGGACTATTCTAAAAACTGACGTTGCAGGAGATAACACATACCGAGCTATTAACGGCGTGTTCGATTCACGGTCTGCATTTTGGACTTACGGCGACAAGCTCAACGGTAACATAGGCAAGCTTGACAACACGGTTTTTACTCATTACGAAGAGACAGTTGAATGGTTACTGTTTACTCCTTTTATGAAATTCGACGGCCAATCGGTTGATGAGATTGAGATAGAGACTATCCCAGGCAACACAGACTTCAGTGACGCTACTGTGGCCTTCTCCTTGACCATAGACGGACTTACTTACGGTAAAGAATGGTTTA